GGTAGACTGAATATTCTATGCTCAGATACTGTTCTACCCGGATCATCTTTTGCGACTACAGAATTAACAAACAATATACCCGGTGTAAGAGAAAGACACGTTTACCGTAGAACTTATGATGATAGTATTCAATTATCCTTTTATTGTGATGCAGATCAGTATTTACCAATCAGATTTTTTGAAGCATGGATGAATTATATTTCAAATACCACGAATAGAAATGATCCAGAATTTAAAAGCGCAGAGGATGAAGCACATTTTTACAGAGTAAAGTTTCCGAATGATTATCAAAAGGGATCTTTAGAGGTGACGAAGTTTGAAAAAAATCTAGATTCAAGAAGACAAACAAGAACTCTTACTTACAAATTTGTTAATTGTTTTCCAATAGCGATTAACTCTATGCCTGTTTCCTATGACGGTTCACAATTATTAAAGTGTGCTGTTAGTATGGCCTATACAAGATACTTTATCGAGGATAGACCACTTGGAGTGATTCCAAGATTCATAAATGCACTTACAGGATAGGTGCTAAATAAACTTACTGAATTGTAACATTATGCCATTACCAAAAATTGCAACACCAAGTTATGAACTTGAATTACCATCAACAGGAAAGACAATATCATATAGACCCTTCTTAGTAAAAGAAGAAAAATTACTTGTTATCGCACTTGAAAGCGAAGATACAAAACAAATTACAAATGCCATCAAAGCTGTGATTCGTTCATGCGTTTTAACAAAGGGTATCAAAGTTGAGACATTACCTACATTTGATATTGAATTTTTATTCTTAAATATTCGTGGTAAGTCTGTTGGTGAAGACATTGATGTAAAATTGATTTGCCCTGATGATGGTGAAACTGAAGTTGATGTGAGCATCAGTCTTGATGATATTGAAGTGCAAAAACCAGAGGGACATTCAAATCAAATCAAACTTGATAATAATCTCATGATGGAACTTAAGTATCCCTCATTGAATGAATTTATTAAAAATAATTTTGATCCAAATGATACAACAAAGAATCCGATGGATCAATCATTTGATTTAATTGGATCTTGTATTAGTAAAATATATAATGAAGATGAAGTATGGGCAGCAGCAGATTGTTCCAAGAAAGAAATAACTGACTTTCTTGATTCAATGAATTCAAATCAATTTAAAGAAGTTGAAAAGTTTTTTGAAACAATGCCAAAGTTATCTCATACAGTTAAAATTACTAATCCAAAAACAAAAGTTGAGAGTGATGTGGTGCTTGAGGGTTTAGCATCTTTTTTCGCTTAGCCATGGCTCATAATAATCTAGAGAATTACTTTAGATTAAATTTTGCCATGATGCAGTACCATAAATATAGTTTGACTGAGATTGAAAACATGATACCTTGGGAGCGAGATATCTATGTTGGTTTATTACAGGCACACCTTGAAGAGGAAAGACTAAAGGAGAATCAACAAAAAGCTAATGGATGAAACCAATCCAGCATACGAAAATTTTCGTAATAATATGACAAGAATGGGTAGGACTCCGAGGGAGACTACGAGGAGGATTTCTGCATCAAAATTATTAGGGCGAGATTTGGCAGCAGCTATTGAAATAAATGCGAGAAAAATAACAATATTAAAAAATATAATTCAAGCACAACAGATTCAAACTGGCTTTATGTTGGCATCTCTATCAGCAGCTGGAGGTATTGGTAAAGATATCATGGACATCAAAGAAACGATGTCATCTATATTAGCAACTCTAATTGCCCAAGAGAAATTTGAGATGAAACAGTTTCTCGATATGCAAAGAAGAGAGGAGAATCTAAGAAGGAGAGGTAGAGAGGATAAGTTAGAAACCGACAGTAAAGGAATGAAGATATTAAAGTCTAGTGTTAAAAAAGTGGTGCAACCTGTGCAGGGTATATTCCAAGCAATTTTTAGATTCTTTATTTCATTATTGGGTGGAAGACTTTTAGTTGGTCTTGTAAGATTTTTAGCAAGTCCAAGAAACGCTGCACTTTTAAATGGTATTGGTAATTTTATTGAAGGGAATTTTGGATTAATATTAGGAGGTGTTGTAGCAGCAGGGATTGGATTATTGACTTTAGGTGGTGCATTAAGACTGGCCACTAATATTTTAAGAGGAGCTCAATTTCTTCTTTCTGTCGGGCCTTCTATTGGGTCTATCGGGAGAAAAATTCTCTCAAACGTTGGTTTAGCAGGAAAAGGTGCTAAAGGTTTAGTAAGCACAGGTGTACAACTTTTATCAAGAATATTATTAAGGAGAAGAACAGGTGGTGTAGTTCCCGGATCTGGAAGTAATGATACGGTTCCAGCAATGTTAACACCGGGTGAAGTTGTTATCAGTAAATCTGCTGCACAAAAATTTGGTGTAAGTAACCTTTTAGCGATTAACGCAGCTGCTGGAGCGAAGAGTAAACCCATCGTAAAAAACCATGTCATTCATGCAAATGAGGGTGGTGTGATTCCTGCAGGATTCCCAGATGTTAGTAATTTAATTAAAGCGTTAGTCGGTACAGCTGAACAACTTCCTAAGTCTGAATTAGGTAAAACTTTATCAAGTCCAGAAATTCCGAATGCACTTCAAGGAATTGCAGAGAGTTTTGCGATGCCTAAGTCACAGCAAAAAAATATGGGTCGAAATATTATGAATATTGTGGGTGGTAAACTAGGAGAAAAATTAGACACTACTAAAATGGAGGGTGTGATAAAAGATTTCCCTAATCTTACACCACCTAACATAATTCAAAAATTAAATGAAAAAGGTGCTTTTGAAGATTTAAGCAACTTTATTCAGAGGCTCAATAATCCAAATAAGATTGATGAAGAGGGTTTTGATAATACTTTAGATGAAATATCCTTCTTTAAATTTCCAAAGGAAAAATGGTTAACCTATGGGGCGGTGGTGTAAATGATAGATACAAGTAAACTTATTCCACAAAGAAGAGGTGAAGCACGTTTATCAGGTAAAACGATAACGACCATTGGACTTATTAAAAAAGATGTTGTTAAGATTGACAGTTTATTAAAAGAAAAACTTGTCCTCTCAAAAGTAAGATATAGTATATTAAGAAGACAAAATGAAACAGACAAAAGATCTCGAAGAGAGGATATTCTTGAAAGAAAAAAGAGTAGACCACAAGATTATGATGTAAAATCAAATGATAAAAGAAAAGGTTTTGGTGGTTTTCTTGGTGGAATCTTAAAAGCATTGTTGGCGGGTATAGGATTTACTATTTTTAAATCATTACCAGCACTTCTTAGAATTGGAAAAGTTATTAAAACCCTAGTAACTCCACTCCTCCTTGGAGCATCAGTTTTTCTAGGAGCGATTGGTGGGATAGCGAGGACGGCAATACAAATATTACCAGATGTTAAAGGTAAGAATTTTAAAGATGCTAGTGCAAGTTCGATAAATGATGGAATTGATAATTTTAAAGATGCTTTGTTAAAAGCAGCGATAGCATTTGCAGGTGGTGCAGTTGGAGGTGTTGTGGTATCAAGATTATTAAGAGGAAAAACATTTACTGAGAAAGAGGCCGCACAAAAGTTTGCAAAAGGATTTAAAGAAAAAAAAGGAAAAGTAACTGGTGATGAAGTTTTTATGACAAAAGATGGGAAGTTTACAAGAACTAGACCTGTAGAAACAGATGAATTACTTAAAGAACAAAGAAAACCTAGAAAAATAATAAAAAAAATATCAGATATAGAAACATTTGATGACGCACGTATATATCAAGAACAATTGTCGGAAGTTGGTGGAACTTCTACTGTAACAAAAAAACCTAAAAAAATAAAAAAAAGTTTTGTGGAAGAATTAGGATTAGATCCTAGACTAGAAAAGTTTGGAACAGAGGTTTCGGGAGCTGCAAAGACAAGACCAATGCCACGTAATAGAGGAATCTACGGATCTCCGGAGGTTGATCAATTTTTTAATCAAATTACTAATAATAAGACATTTAATAATAATCCAAAACTGAGAACTAAAGTAGACACTGATTTTCAATTATTCCTAAATGCACGTAATCCATCAGTAAAACGAAGACGGTTAACTCAACTTCTTAATTCATTAAGAAGTGGTAAAGTAAGCACCTTAGATATCAACAGACTTTCAACAATATTAACATTCTCAGCATTTAAACCCATTGATCCATCAGCTCTTACAAAACCTAGACCTACAAAAAAAAGAAGAGGGAGACCAAAGAAGTTTCAAACAATTGAAGAAATACAGGCAGACATAGACGCAAGAAATCCTACATTCGTAAGTCCGGAGACTGGGGGTAGATTACCAGTAAAAACAAGAAAAATTAATGCATCAAAACTTGCAGGAAAAAAAGGTCTTTCAAAGTTATTATTTAATGTAGGTGGAGAGGCATTTGAACAAACTGTTAAGCAAACAATAAAAGCAAGCGTTGGGGTTGTTCCAATCATTGGTGATTTAATTGGATTTTTACTTGATGTGTTTTTATTCGGACAACCTGTTGGAAGAGCAGCATTTATGGCTTTGGGAAGTTTTATTGGTAGTT